ACCGATGTGCCAATAAAATACGGGCTTGCCGATTACCTTGAAGAATTATTTCCCGATAAAAGCAAATATGAACGATAGCATGATAATCGAAAAGAAAACCACCATCATCGACCCATCAAAGGTAGTTATCCCCTACAATTACCTGCTGGTAAAACCCGATGCAGACTACGAAGAACTGCACCACAAAGGCCGGAATACAGGCATAGCCGTATCCAACTTCATCTATGACGGTGAGGGCAGGAGGGTTTCCATAGCCGAGCGTAACAGGGCCGTTACAGGAACCGTATACGCAGTCCCCAACAAACTGATATACGAGATTGACAGGGCGAACAAGATGGGTGAAGGCCGCGTATTCGCAAAGGAGGTTAACGGATTCCACCACATCGTTGACCCGTCCACAAGGGACGAGATAAACGACCTTAAACTCAAAAGCCTCGAATATGACGTTGACATGGAAGTATCGGTGGGTGACAGGGTTAAATTCAGCTACATGGTCCATGAAAGGGCGATGACCAACAAATCAATGGTCGAAACCACCGAGGGGGAAATGTACTTTGTGCGCTACGACGATTTGTTCATGGTCATAAACGATGACTTATCCCCAAAGAAGATGCTGAACGGCTTCCTGCTGGTTGAGGCCGACGAGAGGGAAGAGGAAGAAATCCTTGGCGCAAAGGGAACGGAGAAAAACGGACTGTTCATCGTTAACCTGAAAGATTCGGAGAACAGGGAACGGAAATCAATGACAGGGACCATCCTTTCCGCAGCCACGCCTTGCAGGGGCTACAAATCGGTAAAGGGGGAGAAAGACCCCGATACTTACCACGAAAGCGGGGAGCGCGTGATGTTCGACCCAAGGGGCGCATTCAGGCTTGATTTGATGAACCACCAGCATTCGGAAGTGCCCCAATACCTTATACATCGCATAGACATTTGGTTAACTTCAAAAGAAAATCCTAACTTTGATGAGATTTTGATAGCAAACTAGCAAGATGTCGTCATACGATTTAAGCAGATTATACATTAAATTCCATGAATGCCCACCCGATAAGAAGCTTGTCGAGTGGGCATCTGAATTACAGCCTTTCCCTGAATTCACGGAATGTGACGAGGACAGGATAAAAATCGCGATACTGTCTGGTGACATTGACTCACCTTTTGTCCGCATCAAGGAACGTGACACGATGATGAGGGCTATTTTTGAGGAGATAGGGCTTGACCTGCACAAGAACAAAAAGCTCCTTGAAGACTGTATATCATACCGCGACGATAAATATATGTTCGCTTGGGTGAAGTACCTCCAAATCCTGCATGAAACCGATTTCACGAATTGGGTATTGGCAAAAAAAGATTATGAGTTCTATCTTGAAAAGACCAACGAAAAACAGAGGGTTGACGAGAAAGGGGAAATAATAGAAACCGACCTCGCCTACATGAAGCGCAGGAAAGAGGCCCGTGAGCAGATAAAGATTCTTGGGGAAGAGGTTCGGTCCATAGAGGCGAAAATATTCCCCGACAGCAAGGCCGCAAGGGAAGCGGCTATATCCGAGTCCAAGAAGAAAATACTGCTTCTTGCCGAGAAGTATGGACAGCCTTATCACTATTTTTGATGATTGACTGGAAGAAACGAATAAAGCCTGACGGCAGTATTGACATGCAGGGTATGCCGTACTACCATATTTCCTACAGCCAGGGGAATAAGCAGGTCCTTTACGGGGTGGAGTGTGACATTCCTGATGCACCTCCTGATGAACATTGCGTAGGTTACGGGCTTTCGATAGACGAACAGATTTTCTATAAAACTTGGATCCCAGATCAAGTAAGGTACAGGGATAGGGATTGGGGCCGTGAATCGTGGTCGGAGAGAGATATAGAGGCTTTTGTGGATTCGGAATGGAACCGTAGATGTAATGGTATCTGGTTCTGGATAAAAAACAGAAAAGTTTACATCCCTGGCCAGCTATGGTTCAAGTATAACCACTGGACCCCATCAACGGGTGAAACCTTTGAATACAGAACGCACGAGAGGGAGGAGTTCACTCTTTTTCTCCATTTGCAGCGGTCAGAAATTGATTTGGGGTGGTGCATTTACAAACCAAGACAGATCGGGGAAACGGAAAATTCATTGGTCGTTATGTATGAGCGCGGAAGCAGGATAAGGAATTCCCTGACCACCATGCAGTCATGCATCAACGAAACCCACGCTGAGGAAACATACACACGTATCATACATGGCCACAAGCACATGATATGGTACTTCAAGCCCATGAATACGGGTACCGAGAATCCGAGAAAGGGGTTGGTGCTTGATTACCCGACAAAATACATGACCCATGCCGAAACCATCCGTCAGGCGGAAAAAGGGAACACGGTCAACAAAAGCTCTCTTGAAAGCTACCAATACCCACCTATAGCATCAAAGTTCAACTTCGGACCATCCAAGGTAAAACATTTTGACGGACGCACAGGACTTCTTACGTGCTATTTGGATGAGTTCGGTAAATCCGATCAGATGGATCCTGTTGAGTGGGTACAGACAATGGTGCCCACGGTTTTCAGCAATATCAGGGGCAAAAAGCGCGGTATCATCATAATGACCTCCACCATTGAGGATATGTCCGAGAACAGCCTTGATTGGGCCATGACGATATGGAGGGAATCTGACCCGAACAAGCGGAAAAAAACAGGCTCAACAACCAACAGGATAGTAAGAATATTCCGTGGTGCCGCAGAAATGGGTTTCGAGACAATAGTTGCGGATAAGTGGGGCGACATTGACAGGGAGGCGGTGATAGAGGCCGTTACGGACCAATATAACGCCATGATTGAGGCGGGTAATATACGAGGTGCTATGAGCTTCATCCGGAAGTATCCGCGCACGATAGACGACGTTTTCCTTTCGATAAGGAACCAATCCAGCTTTAACACTGTTGACCTTGCCAAACGTGAATTCTACCTTAACGAGGTTGCTTCTCCAAAACCATACGTTCGCGGCAACCTGAAATGGAAGGATGGAATAAAGGATACGGAGGTTATTTGGGAGCCCAATGAAAACGGACGGTGGATCATAAGCAAGCATCCAAAGGATTTCGGGGCCATTGCCAATGCGAAATCGCAGCGGACATTCTCACGCGCTCCAGGAAACCCGCACTTATTCTGTATGGGCGTTGACCCCGTGGATCAATCAAAAACTCTGGAGGACGAAAGCAAAAGGTCTAAGATCGGGATAGTCGTTATGAGGCGGCTCGATGAAACCGTTGATTCAGATAAAGCGCTGTGGCACCAGAAGGAAGACGAAATAAACGGGGTGAATGTGGGCGACCCCATCATGCAGGGGGAGATGCACCAGACGAACAGGGTTTGCTGCACCTACCTCGGACGAAGCCCTGACGTTTTTGATAACTTTGAGGACATAATCCTTACCGCTGTGTATTACGGCACTGATTTCCTGCCTGAGAACAACAAAGCAGGCGCTTTGAAGACCTATCTGCGTCAGCGGCAGTACGACCTATACCTTTCGGACAAACCATCGCTGTCACAGAACTACAAAGGGCAGTTCGAGAAAGACGGTGTTACAGGTTCCGAGAAGACCTTCAACGAGTGTTTCTCATTCATAGAGACGTACACCTACAAATGGGTTAACTCTATAGACCATCCCGACCTGACATCGCAGCTTATGACTATGAATTGGGCCAACAGAGGTGAAAAAGACTTGGGTGTAGCATTTGGTTGGTGCCTTTACCACTCGCACCAGATTTCAAGAACCCCGTCAAAGAACAGGTCGTCAGGAAAGAAGCGCAGGCACTTCTACGAAAACGCTGTTTAGTTTGATAACCAAAGTTTTGTACTTTTGTTGAAACTTTGATTGCTATGGCGTACAAAACACCGGACGACTACAAGGGGAAAACTTCCAAATTTCCATTCCCGTCTGACGATATTCCAAAAGAAAAGAAAAAAGAATTGGAGTGGTATCTTTCGGTTAACTCAGCCATGATGGCCGACTACACCTCAAACAATTGCCTTATACCTTACGAATGGGGTCAGAACCGAACGATAAGTGAATGCCGGGATTACGCAAGAGGCAGACAATCTGCCGACAAAATCAAAAAATGGCTCATAGGTCCTAAGCGAAAGAACAGCGATGGTAAATACATAACCAAAATGAACGTATCGTTCGATGGTTATGCCAAACTTCCCCAGCTTTTCGACATCATGCGGTCAAAGAACATGCCCGACGAGTACAATGTTGACCTGACCTGCATAGATGAGAACTCGGTAGCCGCGATGGAAGCCACTAGGTCCGCGCTTAAATTCCTTATCGACGACAACACCAAGAAATTCCTTGAAAACTCTTTCTACAAGCCAAACTTCGAACCGGACCCGAACCTGATAGGTCTCAGGACCGCACGTGACGTGGATATGTGGATGGATACAGGTGGTTACGCGTTACAGTGGCAGATGGCGGCACAGGCGGCCTGCAACAAGACGAAAGAGGTTTCGAACTACAAGGAATGGCAGGACAGGGTATTCGATGACCTCATAGCCAATCCCAATGGCATAACGGGCGCAAGGACCTATATCGAAAAATCAACCGGATTACCGAAGATAAGGGCTGATTTCGATATAGAGAAAGCCATAGTCCCATATTTCGAGGGGCTTGACTCTCGTGGCAAGATAACACGCGCAGGCTACCTGAGAATAATGACGATAGCCGACATACGCAAGGAAGCCCCCCATCTCGAAGCCCACGAACTTCTTGAAATAGCCAAATGCTTCGGGTGGATGAACCCGCAGTACAAGGGTCTCATAGAGCAGGACGGTTGGTACGGTCTTGAAAGGATGGGGTACAACCAATCCTACGATCTGGACCCGATAAGCCGCGTAAAGGTGCTTTGCTTGGACGCCCAATGGCTTTCCGTAGATACCGATGTTTACTTGAAGAACGATGAAACAGGGTTGGTAAAGGAAGTGGCTTCCGATTTCAGGGTAACTTCGAGGGGCAGGAAAGACGGAGACTACACGGTAAAGAAGAAAACCATCCGGAAATACGAGTCCCTATGGATTGTTGGAACGGAAAAATTCATACACTACGGGCAGTGCAAGGACACGGTTTATTACGGGGAGGACGGGAACAAAACCCCCGAACTCGATTTCTTCTTCGTCAAGACAGGCAATATGTCATTGGTGGAACGCTGCATAGGCTTGGTTGACGACATCAACATGATAATCGTAAAGCACCGTAACGTATGGGCTACACTTCCCGCAGCGCCTGCTATGGCTATACAGGCTAATCTTTTGGAAAACGTATTCCTTAACGACGTATTGCAGGAACCCGACGACGTTATCCAAGCATACATAGAACGTGGTGTGCTTTATTACAACGGTCTTGACGAGTTCGGTAAACCCTTGTATCCCGCAGGTGGACAGAAACCCATCGACTACATGGATGCCGCCAAGATGGCCCAGATGCTAACCGTATGCACCAACGAGATAGCTGCAAAGCTGATAGAGCTGAAGGAAGTACTGGGATTGCAAGGGGGTGCGGATGGAGGTGCGAGGGATAGGTATCAGGGATGGCGCGAAACAGAGCTGGCCTTTGAGGCAGCCAACTCATCACTCATGCCCACATTCAACGCATTCCGGTATCTTTTCCGAAACGTGTTCACCGATATCATAAAGAAATGGCAGATAGTAGCCAAGAACAAAAAGATAAAGCTATCGTACTCACTTCTTGGCAACAAGAACATGAAGATGCTGGAATTGGCCGGTCCTTTCACCAGCGCGGAGTTCAATGTTAAGGTATCTATTGCCCCTACAAACGCAGAGCGCGCAGCGATGTTGCAGGAATTGAAGGAACTGAGGGGTATAAGCGTACAATCGGGGGGTGCTCAGGGAATAACGTATTCAGAGTACATCTACGTTCACCAGAAAGTGATGGCCGGGAACATAGACGAGGCCATGTTCGTGCTCGCGCAGCTTGAAGCCAAGCGCAAGCAAGAGGCGGACGAGAAGGAGCGCATGAATCAGGAATACACTATCAAGGCACAGCAGGAATCGGCTGCGCAGAAGGCCGAGATGGACCGAACTAACCTTGAACTCAAAAATAAAGGACAGATTGACAACACGGCTCTATCCAAAACGATGGAACGCCAGAACATGCTTCTTGAACTACTCATACAAGGGAATAAAACCAAGGGCGCTGATGGCAAAAGCGTTGAGGGACAGCCTGATAAGCAGGTGGCTGCGGCTGAATACATTCAGGCCGAGCAGGACGCTATGGCCATCATAGAATCCACACAGCCACAGCCCGAAGAGGGTCTGATGGCACCAATTGAAGGAGAGATGCCATTGCAGTGATTTGGTAATATGAAATTTTATTCACTATTTTTGTAACAAATAAATATTCAATTATGTCAGAAAGCGCAATATTGGAGCAGTACGCCGCGATGATCGGAAGCCAAAACGCGACAGGTGAGGCTGAGGTAGCCCCTGAAGCATCCGCGAATGATCATCAAACAAATCAGGCCAGTGCGGAGATCGCCGCTGATGGTGTAGAAGCCCAAGAAGCAGAATCTGGACAAGTTGCGGAAGCTACCACCGAGGGGGCACCCGAAGCGGAAGCCGAGCAACCAAGTTCACCGGAAACAGTAGACCATTGGAAACTGTTCGAGGAACGCACCCAAGGATTTATTAAGGACGAGGAAACGTTAAACAGCGCGCTTGAAAGGGCGCGTAAGTACGAAGAAATCCTTAAAGAGAAGGAAGAGCTGGCAGCGAACCAGTTCAAGCCTGCGAATTCCTACATCGACACGCTCAACAAGATGGTGTCTGATGGGGCTTCCAAGGACCAGGTGAAAGCGTTCATTAAACTTAATGAGTGGGGTGATATCAATGAGATGTCACCCGAGGAACTCCTTGTGGCGCACAAGGTACTCATAATGAAGAATTCGGAAGAGGTGGCGAGATGGAAGACATCCAATGAGCACAACCTTGATTCCATAGCCGAGGAATACGGCGAGGATTCAATGGAGTACAAAGCCGCCAAGGAGGAACAGCGGTTATCTGCCGAGAAGGCAAAAGCAGAATTGGAATCGTATAGGAAAGAGCTTACCACGATCGACGCGCCTAAGGTGTCGCCGGAGGAGCAGCAGCGTTTGGACGCCATTGCCCGTCAGGCGGAATACACGAAGCTGGTCGAGAGAGAAGCTCCTAAAATAGCCAAGGAAATGCCTACAAAGGCGTCCTATGGCGGGATAGAGGTGTCATACACCCCTGAGTTCATAAAGCAGCAGGAAGCGATAGTCAAGGATTTCTTCACTTCGACAGGATTGCCGATAAACAAGGAGTCTATTGAACAGGCCGAGGGGTATGCCAAGGTACGTTTCTTTGTTGACAACGAGGAAAAAATCGTTGAACACATGAAAAAGACGATTGAATCGGAACTCACTGAAAAAATATCCAACAAGTACGAAAACCGTTCAGGATTGCCCGAACAACAGGTAACCGCAGACAAGCCTGTAGATCAGCAAAGTTCAATGGATGACTTCTACCGCCGTATAGGCGCAATGCGTTGATTTGTTTCCGATATTGTTAAATCGGAAATCTTTTAATTCAAATGGCAACAATAGACAACATCCCCCTGCAACAGGGACAGCAACCCACCCACGTACAATCGGGTGACGGAGATGCGTTCGTATTGGGTTCTACGCTTCTGGCTGACAACCCATTCCTTAAAAACACGTACTTCAAGCAATCAGGCCGTGACATGACGACCTTGGAAAAGATTGATATCTTTTTCCCGGGACGTTTGAACACGGATGCTTCTTGGAGTCCGAAAACCGGACACTACGAGAAACCCCGGTGGAACAAGAACATCACCATCGGTTCGATCTCTGCCGGGTCAAATGCAGACGAGGCGGTTATCACGCTCAGCACCGCCGACATGGTTACCGATGCTGTAGCGCAGTCAGGAATCACTTATGTGCGTTCATACCCTCGTAAGAGAGGAACCATCCAAGGCGTACCCGGTGGTCTGCACTACTGGATTATCGACAAGGACGAGACCGTAAACCCGCACACCATCACGGTAAAGTCACCTAACGGTGCTGACCCGATGGATGAACTTGTGGACGGTATGAAGGTTACTGTTGGTCCTCCTACCAAAGCCGAGGGTACGGATACTGTTGACCCGTTGACCGTGCGCCGGTACAAGTACGAGAACACGTTCGTCATCATCGAGGACAAGGACGCTGTTTCGGGCACACACATGACCACCAAGGTTCGTTTCCAGCCTGTTCCTGGCTCCAACCTGCTTTTCTTGGAGGGATTGCAGGACATGGAGAAACGCCACCAGTACGGCAAGGGTTACAAATGGCTGTTCGACGACCAGGTGGCCACTCCGGGCGCATGGCAGGAATACTCACCTATTCTGGGTGCGAACGCCGCCATCAGCGGTACTCAGGGTCTTTTGGCGTATACCATCCAATCGGGCCGTCGTTTCCAATACGACCCCAACGACTTTTCGTTGCAGGATCTGCGCGCATTGTCTAATTACTACCACGACATCAACGTTCCGTCAGACACGGTACTGTTGATTCAGGGTTACGCTGTCAACCAGCTTATCGAAGAAGCATGGGAGGGCAAGCTGACCTATGAATGGGTTGTTGGTGTATCTGACAAGTTCGTGTCGCAGCAGATGCGTAACAACTGGGCGAAATCACTAGGCGGTAATTACGACCCGCACGGAGCGTTCCTTAACCTTGGCATTTCCGGATTCACCATCGGTCAGCGTACCTACATGCAGACCGCTGCTCCTGAATTCAACGACGCCAACGGTCCGGGGGCTTTGGGTTACAATTACTGGATGATCGGTGTACCGTTCGATTACGCGGACGTTGAAGGCGACAAAATCCCTTACCTGGGCTACGAATACCGTGGCGCTGAGGGATACCGGAGAGTTGATGAACTGGTTACTGTGACCGGTGCCGGTACGCGCCGTATCACTGGCCGCAGCGACTTCTACAAGACGTCCACGCTTGACGGTGCTCAGTTCCTGATCCGTTCGGAAATCGCAGCACACTTTGCTCTCGGTGAGCAATTCGCGCTGTTCACTCCGGATGGTTCGTCATCCTAATGCATTCTTTTCATAGTTTAGGTTTATAATTGGTTAAGGCCGCATGTGTTTCCCAGACACTGCGGCCTTTTTGTTTGGTAATTAAAAAGTTTTTGTGATATTTGTATCAAAGTCGCAAAGATGGAAGACAATAAAGTAGCTGTACGTATATTCCTTGAAGAGGACGACCACCGTTTTATAATGGATAACAAGAACGATTCTGGTGTTTCCTTGCAGGAATTCGTGGATACGGCAGTCAAATCGGCCATTGCGCAGATGAAGAAAGATTTATTCATTGTAAAAACCAAAGAGCAGTAATATGTTATTCATTGACGACAAAAAAGTAGACCGTCAGAAGTTGGCCGATATGTTCGGTGTTGACTTGGCCAAGATTGAAGCTCAGCCTTCTTTCGAGCTTGACAAATCACAGATTAAGGTTGACAGGGCTAACGGCAACGTACCGAAGGTGGGCAATGGTATTTCCATTCGGCCCAAGTTCCGGTGCACTATTCCGGGCACAAAGCAGAAAGCTGAGATAAGGTATGCCCAGAGTCAGACACCGGAGAAAAACTCCAATGGCACATCATTCGATTATAAGCCGCGTTACGTGACCAACGAGGGCAGCAAATTCTCGTTCCTTGGTGACCTTGACTTAGGGCTGTTTATGTTTCTGTATCCGGGGAATACGTTTTCGCCATGTAGGGAAGCTGGGAGACGTTATGACAACCTGTACGAGTTCGTAGACACCAAAGCACGTGCAATCAAACGTTTGGGCGCTATAAATGCCAAGACAAAGGCTTTAAGCCATGCGGAGCGCACTGATATATTCGATTTACGCATCATAGCCAAGGGATTGAATGTACCGGGGGTTGAGAAGATGGATGACGATACGGTACGCGTGACAATGATGGAGTTTGCGGACAATCCCGCAACCACTCAGAAATACATTGACGCGATAAACAGTTCTACCACTAAGTACGATGGACGCATTGTCAATCTTATTGACAAAGGCATCATCGCAATAAAGAAAATAGGCGGTAACAGGCAATGGTATTGGGTGAAGGGTGACAGGGAAGGGGAGCCTATCGGTAACGTCATCGTAAACCCCCAGCAGGACGCGAGCAAATACATCAGGAACTACATGCTTTCAAATCTCGATGTGTACGGGGTTGAAATCATGGAGACCACATCCACGATGTCCGCACGTGCCAAGGCTGACGCTTATCTGAGCGCCAATGATCCGCAGGTGTCCACCGTGAATGGGTCGCCTGACTTTGATACGGTCAAGGAGGTTACCGGGATCAGGATAGGCGGTGTTGATTTACCTGATTGGAACGATTGGAACGCAGTGCGGGCTTTTGTTGAAAAGAAAGGATACAAGAAAGTCCCTGGTGATATTAAAGTATTACAGGTAGCCGGTCAGGAAGGCCACATCAATGAGGATAACGTTGATATTTTCATGGAAGAAAACATGCGAAAAGCAGAAGATTAAGGCCATTTCGTTTAGCTAGGAGAGCCCCGCCCGTCGTGAGACGCGCGGGGTTTGTTATTTTGTGGGGATTGTTTTATATCTTTGTTCCTATGATAAGCATCGTAAGGCTTTGGGAAACAATCATGCAGACCGCCAAGAAGGGCACTGCCGGTTATCAGGACGAAGACGAGTTCAACCGTGACATAGCCGCTGTGCAGACCGAGCTTATGGGGACATTGGCTCCTTGGTATGCCAAGAGTCCTGCGGTACAGGAATTGCTTGCGCCCTTTGTCGTTCCTTTGACGGGTACATCCACGTCTGCGGGGGTACTCACTAAACCTGCCGATTATTTTCAGGTGGCAGCACTGTCAATATCTGGATTCCCTGTCAAGGAGATTGCTGTAAACGAGCGGTTCATGCTGCAATATGTTCCATCGAGGAGGCCATCAAAAACCGAGAACAGGTATTTTTTCTTCTTGCAGGACGATGATATAAACCTGCTCCCTGCCGAGGCTCATTCTGTCGTAGGTACCTACATAAGGCAGCCCGAAGAAGCCTCTATAGAACTGACGCCCACATCGACCGCTGACAGCGATTACCTTACGCCTACATCCGTGGATGATTTGGAATGGCCCGAAAGGGCTTTCAACCTGATATATTACATGATGCTCATGAGGCTTGGCATAGAGGCTAAGGAAAATTTATTGGCGGAATTCGCAAGCATGGGCCTCAAATCGGAAACAATTAAAATTCAATAGTCATGGCAAAGAGAACTAAGAGCGAAGCTCAACTGCGTTACAAGGAACTGTACGGAAAAGAACCGGAAGGTTCGATGACCGTAAAACAATTGGAGGCTGCTATCAAGGAGCGGGAAGACGAAATCAAGATTGACGACCCAGCCAACCACACGAGCGAGGACGTGGAACTGGACAGCGAAAAGCTGGATATGACCGACTACTCTTCGGAAGAGGGTGTCGTATATGAAGCCGAGCCTATTGCATTGCCTCCTGTTGAACCATCGGTGGAAAAAATATGGACCACCGATCCAAATGAATTGGTTTCGGTTGAGAACAGAAGAAGCATTATCAAGCTGAAAGGTGGTAAAGAAACCGACCTGACAGAGTACTACGGAGTAGCAAAATAATAGATATGACCGTTGATAGCATCGTGGGCGCAGTATTACTGAGGGTTACGGGCGGCAAGCCTACAAGTGATTCTTCGGTGCAGCCTGCCGACATTAAGACATACATACCCGACGCCGTGAACAGGCTTATGGGTGTTCGCATAGGGGAGGAGTACGGAGTTGACCCATCTGTTTATCCCAATGGGTTGTTTATAAACTTCTATGATGAAATCCCTGTTCAGACGAACTCACGGAACCTCAACTACATTGAGTTCCCTGTAAGGCCGCTTTCGGTCATCAAGGCGAAGAGTGTTGTTTCCGTAGGACCTGTTGGGGGGAAGCCTTTCACCCGTGTATACCACGACGAGGGTACTTTGGGCTCGTTCTATTGGAAGAGCAGGACCGATGTTACCACTTTCGACGTGGAGGGCGATACGGCGGTATTCTACAACATCCCATCAACGGTTGAGGAGTGCTACGCCAAACTGGTGGTACACATAGATTCCCTTGATTACACGGATGATGTGTTTGTACCATCGGGCATGGAAACACAGCTAATCGAGGAGATTTACCGCATCATGATGACCCAGAAACTAGGCGCCAAGGATGACATAATCGACGGGAGGGACAGCGAATGATACCGGTACAAAATATGTTTTGGTCGCTTGCTGAGTACGGCAAGGACTACATCAGCGGAAACGACCCGATCCCGGAGTTCAATTCCAAGCTGAATGAGGCGCAAAGGATGCTGTTCGATATGATTTCGCCTGAGTATGACAGGAACGAGCGTGTAAGGATGCTTCTGGAGCCATTTACAAGGCTTCTGGCGACATCTTCCAATGCGAGCGGGGTAATACCGTTCCCCGTGGATTTCCATCGCGTATTGGGGGGCAGATACTCCCAATCGGGGCGCAGGTATCCGATTTACTACGCAAAGGAGAACGAAATAATCGAATCGGATTTCATCCCGCAGCGAAAAGCAGATCTAGCTCAGGGCAAGGCGTACATAACCTACGTGAACGGAACCATGCAGCTTACCCCTGCAACGGCACTTAGTTTCGATATGTCGTACCTTGCCAAACCGACCGAGGTAAAACTGGTTTACGATTACACGGTAACACCGGATGCTTACATGACGCTTGACACGGTCAATACCGTTAACCTGCAATGGAACGAGGACGCATACAACCTTATACTGTCCATCCTGCTACTGAAATATTCGCTAATAACGAAGGATCAGTTCAAGACGGAGATAGCATCCTACGGAATAAACGTTGACCTTATAAACAAACCATAATGACTGTAAACGAAGCCATAGGTTATGTTTTGCTGAGGGCAGGGGGCGGAAGGCCCACAGCCGATATGTCTGTCCGCGAAACAGACGTAAGGGCTATGCTTGCCCCAGCCGCAAATTACGCCATGGACAAGGGCTTTGACAAGAACGAGCAGTTTCAGGACGGTCAGACCGATTACCTTAGCCAATTCTATGGTGAGTTTACGGCCACGGTAGACCAGACCGGCAAGCCTTTCTTTACGATTGACAAAAAAACAGCGCCAATAAAGGGGGATTCGGGGCTTGCCTTGGTTTGGGATGATTGTGGCAATTATTACGGGCAGATAAGCAACGTGGACCTTGCTTCGTTGAAATATTACGTGAAGCTGACTCCCTGCATGAAATGGTACAGCAGAACAGGGAATAAGGTTTATCTTTACGGAGAAGGTCCGCTTACGGAGAAAATAAACTACATGATGCTGGTGGATGTGAGGGAATTGGATGGAGAGGACGAATTGCCGCTTGTGGCTGGTACGGAGCCGGAGTTCTTGGATGTGCTTTACCAGCTTTCAACAGGGCAGATGCTTAATCCATACGATCCGAACATTGATCATGATGATATAAACAGGGCACAGATATGATTTATGTATTTTTTCTTATATTTGTAATGCTTTTTAACACGACCGTATTCGGTTCAGAAAAAATATTGTGTAATCCCTCTGATGGCGTTAACCTTCCACTTGGTTGTGTTAAAAAGCAGCGTCATCAGGGGGAATATATAATAGATATGAATACAAAGAAATGCGTGAGTTGCATGGCTTACAAATCATTAGAAGAATTTCATTTCAGCAAAAAAGAAGAAGATGGGCGACATTATTACTGTAAAAAATGCGTGTCTTATAAGTATTTCTTAAAAAGAAAGCACAAACATATACCGATTAAAGATTTACAGGGTGAAATTTGGAGAGATATTAAAGGGTATGAGGGCTTGTATAAAGTAAGTAATCTTGGTAGGGTTAAGAGTCTTTATAGATTCATAAGAATGGGAGAATCATATAGGGTTACTCACGAGAAAATAATAAAAGGGAGTACGAGCAAGGATGGGTACAGAAAAGTTATATTAGCTAAGTTGGGTGTCCAGAAACATCACAATGTGCATAGGTTGGTTGCTATTGCATTTATTGAAAACCCACAAAATTTCCCTGTTGTAAACCATTTGGATTGTAATCCGTCTAACAATAACGCATATAACTTGGAGTGGACCACCACTAAAGGTAATATACAACACGCAGCTAAAAATAACAGAATGGCAAAAGGGGCAAGACACCATATGTCAAAACCGGTCGCTCAGTTTTCATTAAATGGAAAGTTTATTGCATCTTTTGAGTCAATAAATTTGGCGGCAAAATCAGTTGGTTGTTTCTCATCAGGAATAAGGGCAAATTGTGCTGGCAGGTATCAATCCTGTCATGGTTATGTTTGGAAATATGTATAACAATGAGGTCTTTAATTAGTTTGGATGCTATCGCAAGCAGGGTTTGCTCTAGGTTAAATGATAGTTCTTTGAGCTACAAGTTTTCTATCACAAGAGACTTGCTCGCGTGTTATACGCATTTTAGTCAATATATGCCAGACTCATTTGAAGTAAAAACCTGTGTGTTAGAGGTTGATAACTCCATCAACTGTCCAAAAGACTTTATATTCGAAACCAAAGTCGGAATACTGTATAACGGTCATTTAGCAGTGCTTACTCTTGACAAAAAGGTGGGTTACACAAAACTTAACGACACGCAGACTGAGGCTTATCTTAATTCGATATGGAACGGTGATTACACAGGGATGGGATACTGGTTCTACAATGCATACAGAGGGAATGAGTTCTTAGGTGAGCTTTACGGCCTTGGCAGGACTGTTGTTAATTCAGGTACCTACAATATTGACAAGAAAAACGGGGTTATCTATATAGGTTCACACGTACCGGAGGGTGCAGAGATAGTAATAGAGTACAAATCCGACGGTGTTTCGGACGGGTTGAAGATGGTCCCTATAGAAATCGACAAGATGATGGAGTACTATGCGCTAGCCGAGCATTTCCAAGTCAAGAACCGGAACCTTTCACTGAGTTTCAGGAACGACTACGAAAGGGAGTTCAAGACGGTAAGGAGACGCCACAGCTTCCGCAGCGCTCTTTACATGAGCAGCAAGATAAACGAGATGTTCAGTCCTACAAATTATTAGAGAAATGCCCTCTAACCTCAAAGTCATACAGTCCCATAATTTCACTGGCGGAATGACCAGCGATTTGGCCCCAGAGGTTATGGAGCCAAACCAATACCGGTACATGCTCAATTGCAATGTGCTGTCCACGGCTGAGGGCAACGTGGGTATATTGACGAATGTCAAAGGGACTATCGAGATACCGGTCCCGCTACCTGACGGCACGAATAAGACAATCGGATGGTGCGCGGATGAGGAGAAAAACAACCTTTACTTCTTTGTTTACAACTCCGATGGTTATCACGGGATATACAGGTACAACTCCGTGGATAACGCAGTGATAAAAGTGATGGAATGCATCACTGATACAGGCGGAGTGGATATTTTCAGGTGGAAGGAACGTGACCTGATATTACATGCTAATATCGTTGAGAATAACCTGCTTTATTGGTGCGTAAGGGGGGAGGAAAGGCATCCGCCAAGGAAGATAGACATATCTAAAACACTTGATAAATCTGAGAATGGTTACGGCCTTACTATACTGGAAGACTGGACAAGGGCCTACAAAAGGACTCTTCCATTCCCTCCTTACCCCGAGTATTTCACCGATGACACTAAAAAATACAACAGGCTTTACGGTTATCTTTTCAAGTTCTGCGCAAGGTATATATACGACAACGGGGAGGTTTCCAATTGGAGCGACCATTCGATAGTGGCTACACCTGATTTAGAGAATTTTTCAGGCGAAGGTTCTATACCATTGACAAACAACGGTATAAGGGTGTTGGTAGATACGGGTGGCAAGCTGGTCAGAAAGATAGAGATAGCCGTAATGTCAACCAACAAAAACGGCGGTACATTACCTTGGATGTCTGTAACGGTGATAGACAAACGTCAGGAATCCATAAGCGACAACACACAGTACGAATACAATTTCTACAACGATACATCAATGGCACCCATAGGTGACCAGACCAAGATATACAGGCTTTATTCATATCTTCCGAAAGACCCTAAGTGCCAAGAGTTCGTGGAAAGGGCGTTGGTGTATTCGAACTTCCACGAGGGGTTCCCTATAGTTGATGTGGATGTTGATTGGTCGGTAAGGTACGAGGATGTGTTTGTGGGAGATGAGCAGGATGATGAGCTTAATGACCCCCAGATAACCTACTATCAGGACGGAACCGACTACGAATACATGAGGAAGTTCTTGGGTATGGGTTTGGGGAGTGCATATTACTATATCGAGGGGCGGTTGGTTATAGGACCTGACGTAAAGAACGGTAACATATTCAAGGTATGGTTTTTCGGCCCCGAGGGAACTAATTGGTATTACGAGGCCAAGGCCAATATAGGTGATGATTCATCCACTATCGCCTATAAATTCGTGGAACAATTCAAAGCCAACCCGAATTTTACGGATCGCCGGTCTTTTGTCGGCCCCGTGCAGCCGGATGGTGGTGGTGGTCATTTTTTCGAGTTCAAGGTTTATCCAAAACGGGGCGAGAGTTACCTTAAAGTATCCACAGATAAGGTGCCCGTAAATTATGCGACCCTAAAAAACAGGGGGCAGTCCGTAAACATTATAAAGAACGGGTCTTCTACGCGTTATGCATTGGTCTATGAAGACGAAGACGGGCGTGTGAGCGCTGCTTACGGCAAGTCTTCGCTTACGGTCAGTATAGATAGCGTTAACGAACTGGGCGAGATAAAAAAACCGGTAATAACCTTCAATATAAACCATAGGCCTCCGATATGGGCAAGGTACTGGAAGATAGTAAGGACCGAAGACCTGTTCTATGGCGATTACATATCCGTGCTGATACAGAAAACAGTGAACAACGAGTTCGATTCCGGTGATGAATACACGGATTTAGTGGTTGGGTCTCTTTTCACGTATCAGAAAATACATCCCAACGCCACCCTTTCTTATGAATTTAAGAGGGGTGATAGGGTCCGTCTTGTCAGGGTCTACGAATCAGGCTCATGGACTGTTCCTACGGAAACGGTAGACTTCGAGGTTATAGACTATCTACCTGTTGTAGAAGATGTAATTAATGAGGATATCACTGTTGATGGCAGTTCAACCGTTTCGGTGTCAGGCACGGCTGAATCAAAGAATATCGGCAGTTATATCCGGGTGAATGGTTCTGAAAGGGAAATCATATCAATATCGTCTGCTAACGCGTACCAGCTTTCAGACGTATTAACAACCGGTGACCCCGATAGCACCACGAAGGTTTTCCCGTCATACGAAATAATAAACAGGAGGGGTGTACTCAGGATAAAATCAGACCCCGATTACCCTATAGAGGCGGACCCCGATAACGGGGTGTTCCCGTTGGTTGAGGTGTATTCACCTTCAATAGGGAATAGTTCCACGGACGACGATATGTTCTTCGATTTCGGGGCCAAGTTCAACATCATAGATTGGGGCACCGATTCCGCTTACCATAGCGGCAACATACAGGACCAAGACATATCACAACCGGCCATAGTTGAAATATCCGATGGCACATCCTACGTAAGGAACAGGGAACTTCCTGTCAATAACCACGAAACAGACCCGCAGGTAATATATTCATTGGTTGAAGATCCGTCCTACTCCGATTTCTACGTATCCGATATGAACAGCAACGGGAAACGGATACCATTGGACAGGGGCGACGGGGAGGTACTTTTCGATGAAAGGGCTAGGTTCTCGAATAACTACATAGAGGGTACACGTATAAATGGACTCAACGACTTCGACAACCTTGACAGGGTTGATTACAATGACAAATACGGGGCCATAGAGCGGCTTTGGTATGAAGAGGGCAAACTTATCGTGTTCAAGCACCTTAAAGACACTTGGACGCCCGTATACGCTTCCATAATCACCGATCAGGGCGGCAATCCCCTGCTTGCGAAGTCGGACAGGCTCCTTGACGACAAATTGCAGTATTATGCTTGGGACGGGGGTGTAGGCGATAATCCAGAGTCGGTGGCCAGACTGGGGACCAACTTCTTCCACGTGTCGCCGAACTCCATGATAGTGGCCCGTATAGGCGGCAACGGGGTCGATGATATCAGCCGTATCTATAGCTTGGATAAGGCAGTCAGGGACCATCTTACATCAGCCAAGAAAGCAAACGCCCATATCTACGGCGGCACGGACCGGAAGAACGGCAAGTACGACGTAATAATAGAGAAACACGATAATGTTATCTCTGACACACCCATATCGGAATCCGGATGGATTAACGAAACGGAGGAACTACCTGATACAGGTGTCACGTATTCGCTTGTTTCCGGCCCCTCTCACGGCACGGCCAACGTTTCCGGTAGTGTGATAGAATACACGCCGGATAATGGCTACAGCGGCCCCGATACGATGCAATACGAGGTTTTTGTGGATGGTGTATCTCAGGGGGTAAGAAATGTCTGCCTTACCGTTGTTTATCAGGAAGGCCCCAAGGCTTGGAGGCCGATAAATCCGTATTGCGTTATGGAAGAACCGTCAATACCGTGCGGCACTTCATCGTTATATTCGGGCGGTGAGTCTTTCCCTACCGAGGAGTATATTGATCTGGGTCCTGGGACAGGTACGGTTACGCTGCATTATAATGCACAGACGGTTCCTGACAAATTTCAGGTGGAATGGAATGGAAATATAGTGATAGATACAGGGTACAGGGGCGATCCAGGTCAGCAATCAGATCTTGATGATGCGCTTAACGACAGGGGCCTGCCTCCTGAGACCATCCAAGGCCCCGGTATAGGCACGGCTACATTCAATAAAACTAATTCATCAAATATAGCAATAGTAAGGGTTTGGGCACCGATGGAGGGGACTGCTTGGAGATTTACCCTCACGTGCCCCGAGTAATATATAGTATGGCTATTAGAACAGGATATAAAGGATGGAGTACTCTCGAAGAGTACGATACTTATCACGGGACAGCTACCGGAGTAACGAAGCCGAATGTTCCGTCAGACCCCGATTACGTGGCGCCTGTATGGGATCCGGCAACATGCCAACCGCAGACACTATTCAAATTAAGTAATGTTGATACGGACCATGATGATGTATACAGGTTATTTGTGGATGTTGATTTGGCAATGTCGGTTGACGGAGCGCCTGTTGTATACCTAACCGATGTGGAAGAAACAACGTATATAGTTGATCAGGGAAGCACCGTTCTTATAAGGCAGCTATCAAACCCGAACAGTAATCCATGGCCACCAAACTCTACAGGAATTCTTGAAATAAAAGATCAGGACGGTAACACTGTTTATTCAAATTCTGAAACAGTTCAGGCACTTGAATTGGCAAGTTACACATTTATGCCTACAGGGGGTGTTTATACGGTAACATCCATTGGATATTCCACCGCAACAGGATACAGGAAGTATGTGAGCACAAACACGGTTCCAGGAGATGTTGACCCGGCAGAGGTTTCCGTGGCTATATATGACGACACAACAAGTAATCTTGTGTGTGTAACAGGACAGGGAACTGGGAGTTCTGAATTCAATGTCATTGATGATTCAGGCAACTGTAACATTGAATTCAACAACGAAACATCGGGCAGCCTCGATTTCAGTATATCATGGACAGGGGGTAGTGATTCGTTCACGATAGCCTCCAATGGTTCTCATATACTTAATAATGTGCCAAAATCCAATTACACAATAATTGTAACTCATACATAATGGGGACGTATACGACACTTACTGACCAGCCCATAGACATCCATCTTAATGATGACTGGTACGACAACGGCTGGTCTATTTCAGAAGGCATGGCAACCCATGTGTCCTGCAACGAGGGTACGATAAAGAACAGTACCATGCCTACGGAAGCAGGAGAAGAGTACAAGGTAAGGTTCGTTGTATCGGGTTATTCTTCCGGTTCGGTCATGCCTATCATAGGCGGTACAAACGGAACGCCTGTAACCGCCAATGGTACTTATGAGCAGACCATAACCGCTGCCGACTCATCCGGATTGAAGTTCTGGTCAGACGGTGATTTGACCATAGCACTAATAAGGGTATCCCTCGGCGAGGTGCCTGCCACGACATTCTCTTTCAATAAGGACAACCTCAAATGGACATCTTATTGGTCTTACGCCCCTGAAATGGCGGCAAGGTTCCTTGATGGGTATTTCCTGTGGAAAGACGGGGTGTTGTGGAAAGCCAACGAGAATGAACTCAGGAACAATTTCTTCGGTGAGCAATATTCATCCATCATCGAGTTTTATGTTAACATCAACCCCAACATGGTCAAGACTTTTTATTCCATAAGGGAGGTCGGGACACACGCATGGGAGGTTTCCGATGTTTACATAAGACCAAGGGCAGGCAAGAAATCAGGGCAGCGATCCCGTATACGTAAGAACAGGTTCCGGCAATTGCAGGGTGCTTTCTTTGCCGATTTCCTTAGAAACATAGATGATCCTAGGTTCGATGATCCAAACATCGCATTGTTCAAGGGAGCGGTATTGCAGGGAGAAGTCGCTAAGATTACACTTGAAATAAACGAGACGGAAGAGGTGAGGTTGGTTAGCGTGGATGTGCTTGGCTCAGTGAGCGAATATTCTTATTAGAAGTAAAAAAACTATCTTTGTGTCATGGGCGAAATGATACATCCATTGGACAGGGCTTTTTCAACTGATTTCAAATCAGTGGATGAGGCCCTTGACTTTTTAGAGTTGAAGATGTCCGAGCTTCCCGAGCAGATGATAGACTGCCCGCTGGATCATACATTCACGCCCGGACTGTACTGCCGTACCATATACATGCCTAAAGGCAGCCTTATAGTTAGCAGGGTGCACAACACGATGCATCAGTTCATCATATCAAGGGGTTCTGCAATGGTGTTCACGGAAGGTAAGGGATGGGAATTATTGGAAGCTGGATTACATGGCATAACGGTTCCTGGCGCGCGCAGACTACTTTACATAACAGAGGATTGCGTTTGGAGTACCTTCCATCCGTTGGAGTATGTAAAAGGCACCGAGAACCTTGATAAGGAGGCAGAGAAAGCAACGGTTGAATTCATAGAGAACGATATTTTACAGCCCGAGAGGGTAAAACATAAAAGAATATGTCATTCGCAGCAATAAGTTTAGGGGTTGGCGCTGCCGCAGCAATAGGATCGGTAGCTGTTCAGGCCAGTGCCGCCAAGAAGCAGAGAAGATTGGCCGAGCAGATTAATCCTGTAGACCCCGGTCCGAACACCGCCTTGCAGGATAATGCCCGTATGTTGCAGGAGAGGTACGGGAATTACGAGATGCCGGGTTTCGATGCGGCACGTGCTGATATAAACCAAGCGGGCCAATATGCTTTCGATAACGCGGTTCAGGGGGCTACCTCATCGGGTGATGTGCTTGACGCGGCTTCACGTATCGCTTATGGGACGCAGCGGTCCATGTCCGATCTCTATAGGCAGAACGCAGCAGGGAAGGAACAGGCTTTGATGCAATACCTTTCGGCTAATGCCGCCGCAGGCACCGACGCCACCAATTGGAAAAGGCAGGAGTACCTTAACGACGTTAACAGAAGGGCACAATTGACCAACGCAGCGGAGCTAAACCGCATGAATGCCATCCAGTCGGGATTGGGAGCCGTGGGTTCATTATCTGCCTATGCGGCGGGAATGTTCGAGAATAGGGGTCTTCAAAGCGGAGGGTACAGAGGTGTACAGGGACCGAATGCCACGCCCGGAACGACTGGTTACATCGGAACGGTAAGGCCCGGGGCGGAGGTGGAAAGGGCCCCTATACAGCCTGTAGCCACGGTTCCGTTCACCCCGTCCACCTCAACTACGCAGTTACCGAAAAGAACATTGTCTGGCAAGCCCTATATCGACCCTGCGATGTATATGAAAATAACAGGGCAAACGGTTCAACCCAATTACACGCTACCTTACTGAAATGGCCAAGCAAAGGATACTTAACCCAAATATGTTCATCCCGCAGATGCCTAATATACGACAAGCATCGAGGGGATACGCCATGCCTGCCGAGGGCGCTGTAGTGTACGGTGACATGCCTGCCCTGCAAGCATTGCCCGTGGGAATACAGAACGTAGCCAATGCAAGATTGGCTAACCAGCAACAACAGCAGGCGGAGGCACAGCGATTGGCGCAGATGTGGCGTGATAACGAACTTGAAGCCGCTGATGGGCAGTTGTGGTCAAACCAATTGGGGGCGATAGAGCAGAAGCACATACAGGAAGGACAGCAGTTGATGCAGGAGGGCATAAACCCCTATGAAAGCATGGACCCAAGGGCTGTTAAATACCGGAGGGAACGCAGGAATATAGAAGGATTACGAGCTTATCGGGGGGCTATAGAAAAAAGCTATGTTGGTTTGATGCAGGAAATGAGGAAAAATCCTGACAAGTACGATCCGGAAAGTGTAAAGGCGTTACAGGATTGGGTAGCTCAGGGGAATGTAGAGGATTATTACCGGTCGGGGGCTCAACTACCGGGATTGCAGGCAAGGTTCGACATCAACGATGCGCTCAAAGGGTTTACGGCTCCGGTAACACGTAATGTGGTCACAGAGGGCAACAGGAAAATAGAGGAAATAGCTATTGACCGGCCTGCCGCAGAGAGAGCCATAATCGGACGCATCATGTCATCACCTGGTGGTATGAGGCAATTGGAAAGGATTACCGGAGGACTTCCGGTACAGGATGTGCTTAGCGCTCCCGACACACTGGAAGCCAATATAGCCATGTATGATGCTTTGTATGAAGGCGACCCCCAATTCCGCGCAGCGCTCGCTTCTCAGGGCATTAATTCACAGGATGACCCAAGATACCGGCAGGTGGTAGAAAATGCCGCACAGAGGCGCGTACAGGCCAAGCAGGCCCTCAATCAACAGATGGACAACTGGATTTCCATGAGTTCGTCTGGATTGAAGTTGGGGAGAAGCGAAACACCCGACTTTACGGCTGCTAATTATAGGGAAAGGGTACTAAGCAGGCAACTGGCCGAAAGAAGGGAAGCGAGGCTTGCTGCGGGTGAAAGCCCGTCACAGGTTGCGGAGGAACCGGTGGATTTGATGATACCATACGGACCTTATAATCCGGATGGCAACCAACCGCAGGTACAGGCACGTAACTATATCCCGATGTCCGTTCCAAACAGGAATTTCGTGGGGTCTGATGCCATTGATTTGTATACAGGAAGACCGACACAGATAGGCGAGTCATCAACAGATTATTCAATTGTCGGTGTAGCCCAGGTGCCAGTGGCAAAAAACCCACTTACAGGGGGTATCCCGAAAGGATCGCTGGTACAGCCCGAATTTGCTTCCGCTAATCCCAACAGCGTGGAATGGAAAGAAGTTGTACACGTGACGAAAGGCGATGGTGAGGATTATTTCGTGGATATAAACCGTCTACCAAAGAATCTTACAAAAGACCAAAAAGCATTGGTTGATAGGTTCAAGCAGGCCGCAGGCAGTAGCAACACATCAGGATCACAATTAAGCGCAGAGGAATTAATCAGAAAATACAGTCAGTAATGGACGAGGAACTGAAAGGTATAGTACAACGGATGATTGATGCCGGAGAACCCGAAGCGAATATCGCTAAGGTTATCCAATCGTGGAACAGTCAAAAAAAAACTTCAAACCAAAACGAAGTTTCTGGTCAAGATTCATCGAGTGGTGCTCAAACATCTACAGCGCCTTTACGCAATTTCCAAGCGCCTGATGTTCCCGACATAAATGTCGGAGACATAGGGTCATCTCTCAGGAAACCAGCTACATTCGGCGATATAACACAGGCCGCTGACCAAAGATTGTCTGAACAGGAAGCCGCGCAGGCAAACGTACAGCAGCAGATGCCTTATTTGCAGGAAGACCCCACGCAGGGATTAATTCCGTCACCTATTGCTCCCGAAGCCCGTCAGGAATACGTTCAGAACACACTGATACCCCAGATGGAGGAAAGGGAACGACAGGTTCAGGATTTCAACCGAAATCTACAGAACATACGGGAACAGAACCGTGCTGCCGGATACTTTACCGATCAGGATAGGATTAAGTTCAGGGAGCAGGCTATTGAGCGCATACAGAACGACATGGCTACCCAATCAAAGAATGCGGGATTCCTATCGCGAAACATAATCCAGCCTGCCAGTAATTTTGCACAGGGATTCACTCAGGGAGTAGCCAATATAGGCACGGGTATAATAGGGCTCCCGGAATTCGCCAATGACATAGTGGCGAGCGCCATGAATGGAATCATAGAATTGGCAGGGGGGCCGGAGGGCGCTGTTCCGACGTGGGACGAAACGTATGGCAACACACCGCTTGATCAAATCAACTCTTTTGTATCGGAGGCAACCCAAAGGCAGCGAGATTTGCTTGAAAAGAAATATGGAGAGGGTGGTACTTGGGAGCAGGTTAAGAAAGGCAATATAAACGGAGCGATAAATCTTATAGCCAACGGGGTTGGTGAAACTGCTCCTATAATGGCCCTGTATGCTATGACCGGAGGCGCGGGGGCAGGCGCTCAGGTAGCAGGAGGAACTGCATTATTCGGATCTCAGACTTATCAGGATTTGGGAGAAAGTGATGTCCCTACCGAACTTAAACTGGCCAACTCGTTAGTAGGCGGATTAGCAGAAGGTTTCTTCGAGACAGTTGGCACGGGGTGGCTATTCAACACGGCCCGAAAGGTATTGAGAACGGCAGGCAAGGAACAAGCTGAATCATTCCTGAAAGACAGCATAGAAAAAACTCTGAAACGAGCCTATGAAAAGTATTATGTGGTAACCGCACCTGCCGGAGAGATATTGACCGAAGGGGCAACATTGATCACTCAGAACTTCATGGACCAGATTACCGGTGTTGACCCCGAACGGGGTTTGCTGGATGGATGGCAGGACACGGCTATACTCGCTGCCGCAGCATCGGCTCCTATATCAACCCCTACCGCCGCAATACGTTCCATTAGGGATAAGAAAGCACGTAAAGAGGCAGAGGGGCTGTTGGAATACAATAATGGCATCATAGAAGCGCTACAGAGTGAAGACGTGAATGTGGAAGAGAAAGCCGCGCTGTTTGAGCGTTACCAGAACAATACCCAGAAAATAAACCAATATCTGGACCAAGAGCAGGAGTGGAGGGGTAAACTTACGGACAGACAGCGCGCGATGGTTGAAGAGATTGAGCAGCGGCAATCTGAGATAGAGACCCTGATGCAGAACGAATCATTGCCCGATGCGGCACGAGCCGGTCTTGAACAGGAACAGAAAGACTTGGATGCGCAGATGGATGGACTTGTGGAAGAAACCCAGAGAACAGTTGACTCATCTGATTTTTCTCCCGAAACACAGGACAGAATACGCGACATGACAGCCCGTATTGATGAAATTAATACGGAGATACGCAGGATGCGAAACGAGGGGACGTTGACACCCGATGTGGAAGCACCGTTGGTATTGGAACGAAGACGTATTCAGGATGAGATAAACGAATTGGAGCCCGATGCACAGACTGAAACAACCGTAGAAACACCCACTGATGAAACGATTACTGAAACTGTTGAAGAAACTCCTACCGAACCCGTGGAAGCAGCGGATACGGCAGCGGAAGCAGTGGTAGAAGAAACCGGTATCGAAGAGCAAGTCGCAGAACCCCCTGTTCAAACAGGTCCAGAGGAAGGAAACACAATATCATTACCACCACGTGTAGAGGGAGGCCCGAATCAGAACTTTGAATTCAATGAGGGAGAATGGAAACAACGAGTTGGAAGGGAATTGGTTGAGATAAGCCCATCACAACAAACACGTGTTAATGATGAGTTT